AGCGCCAGGAAGAACTCGATAGCCTCCTGCTGGCGACCGTCTGCCCGCTTCGCCTCGAAGTGCCGCGCACCACTGACAGCCAGGTGGGTGCATGGCGGGTGGGCAATCATCAAATCCCATCCAATGTGCAAGTGATCCAGCACGTTGCCGATGATGTGATTCCCGGTGTCGTCGCGCTCTGACTCCAGCAAATCGCATGACCATGCGTTATGTCCAGCATCTCGGAATGCATCGCGCACCCTGCCGCTGTACTCGCAAGCTACTAGGACTCGCATCAGCTACCCTTCACCAGAAACACCGCCAATATCCGCGCAAAGTTCCCCCGCGCCCACTCCGCGTAGTTCTCGTCAAACTCGCGCATGAAGGCGATGTGCTGCTTGATCGCTTCGAAGTCCATTGGGTTAGATCCTGTCTAGTCACGTTGGGCGGTGCGGCCAGTTCGGGAAGAAGTGCAGCGGGTCAGACGGATCGCCCTTGTACTGCTGGCTATCCCGGTCGAACCACAGCGCGATGGTCGGCTCGTCCTCTCCGTTGCGCTGCTTGCGGCACAGTAGCTGCGAGTCCGGCTCCGTCTGCCGGTTCGACTTGTCGCGCTTGGCCTTCCAGTCGTCCTCTTTTCCCTTGTTGCGCCAGACCATCATCACGTTATCCACAAGGTCAGTAATCGCGCCACTGCCCTTGTTGTCGTACTTGTCGGGAACGTGGTTTTCGTTCTGCGGCTTGCGTGTGTGGTGGATCAGATGAATGTGAATCTGGTTGTCGCGGGCGAGTGCCGTCAACTCGTCCACGAACTCTTTTTGCCCGTTGTAGTCATCCTCGCCCTGTACGCACTTCATCAGGCTGTCGATCACGACATGGGTTATCCGCAACTCCTTTGCGCAATAGCGGGCCATTCCGATAACCCGATCCGCGTCAACAGTGCCGGTCTGGTCGTACAGCCACAGCTTGCCGTCTGACCACTCACCGAACTCGCGGTAAAGGTCTGTCAGCGCATCGACGCCTGCCTCGGATTGGTACTCAGGGCTAAACGGGTTTGTCTGCGCGAACATGCGGGAAAACCGCTGCAAGGTCGTCGCTGGCTTCATTTCAAAGCTGGCTACAACGCAGCGTTCGCCCTGGCCCATCAGGGATAGGACAACCTGGCTAACCACCTGCGTCTTTCCATGCCCGTTCTGACCAGCCCACAGCGTCACCTCTCCGGGCCGGAACTGGAATACGCTCTGGCACTTCTCCCACGGCAGGAAAACCTTTTTCGTCCTGTCCGGGTTTTTCAGCTTTTCGATAAGTTCCAGCATCCACGCCGACGCTGGCTTGACCCTCGTTTTCGCGTCCGTCTCGCGCAGGTACTCCGAGAAATCAATCTCGTCCGTCAGAATCTCGGCCATTACGCAGCCTCCTTTTTGTCCGCTGGCTTGTGCCAAACCTCGCACCATCCCGGTTCAAACCGCCCGCCGCCGACATGGGACGCAACGCACGCGGCAACCGTCTGCGCTCCAGCCCGTTTGCAAGCCTCTGCAAGCCTCTTGGCGCGTTTTTCTGATGCCCCCGTGATGCTCACCCGCAGGCCGATCAAAAACCGCAGGTCGAGCCATTCCGGCTGATCGGCAGAAACATCGACCGTGGCATGGTCGCCAAAGCGCGGCCAGTCCGTAGCGCATGGGTAGTCGTTCAGGAACACGATGGCGGGCTTCTTTCCTGCTTGGCGCAGCGTGATGATGGGTTCGTGGCCGCGCATCAGATGGCCCCCGCAAACATGTTTGGCGAAGATGGTTTTTCATCCTCCCATCGCCGCTGGTTCAGGTAGGTAGCAGGGTTTGGAACGTACTTGCCGTTTTCCTTCTGCCAGTCATCGCAACCCGCTTTTGCTTCAACGTCTGCCAGCACTTCAGACAAATGCCCATTTATCTTTGCCGACCGGAATGCCTTAAGCGCGGCGGGCTTTGCGGCTTTCTTTGGGTATGCCTGCCAGAAAATGTCGAATCCAGCTGCCTCTGTCTCTCCTCTCCTCTCCTCTGTCTCTGGTACAGCAACTTGCACGCACTCTGCTAGCGTCGCGCTAGCGTCTTGCACCACAATGAAAAAACCTTTATCAATCAATGGCTTAAGTGCTGCCTCTATCCATTTCTCAGATTGACGCACCCTGAACGACAGTTCTTCGGTGGACCCGTCGAAAATGCCGTCCTTCGACTCGCTAGCAAGTAGCCAGAGGCACGGTGCTAGCGCCCTGCTAGCATCAGGCAAGCGTTGAAAAACACGGTCATCGAGCAAGCCTTTATGAAGCTTGATCCACGGCGGCGCACGGTCCTTGTAGTGCTGGAAGTCCTCCCACTTTCTAGGAATTAGCCGCATGGATCGCCTCCCTATCCTTCGTTCCCTGCTCCGCGAAATGACAAGGTGCTTTCCTGGCCTTCTGCTTGTAGTACCAGCGCAAAGCCGCCTCACGGTGCCGCTGTGCGCGTTCCTCGTCTGTTATGTCCAGGCGTGGCCTTCCGCGTGACGGCTGCTCTATCTGCACGGTTGATGGGCCGCGCCAGTGAAAGGCGTTCATAGAAGTGCCTCCTGCGTTTGCTTTGGCACTTCCGGCTCGAACAGCTTGCCTTGAGCCTGTGCGCGTGCGATGCGTTCGCAGGCAATGTCGAAGTACTTCTGTTCGCGCTCTATGCCGGTGAACTTGCGGCCTAGTTGTGCGCAGGCAACGCCGGTGGTGCCGCTGCCCATGAATGGGTCTAGGATGGTTTGCGGGTTGCCAGCTTGCTCTATGCACCAGACCATTACGGCGAGTGGCTTCATAGTCGGGTGGACCTTCTCCTCGCCGGACCAATGGCGCGACAAGTGGCGAGTCTGCCGCCCGAAGTTCGTCCACGCCATCTCGCACTCGGAAAACGTCAGGCCATCGTTGACCTTATGCCAAATGAGCCAATCATTCGTAATCGGCAACTGGTCGGCAAAATAGTTGCCACCCCAAAAGCAGTACAAGTCGGCAACTGCGAGGCATGGGGCCAACGGTGGCGCAGCATGATCCCAATCGGAGCCTCGGTCAAACTGCTTCTTTCCCGATCCGAGCGTCTGCTTGTTTGCGCCAATCCCATACGGAGGGTCCGTAATGCAGGCATCAAACCTCCCGAGCGTCGGCAGCACTTCCATGCAATCCCCGCGTATCAGGGTCGCGTCTCCGATGTGTACGACTTCCATCATGGTGCGCGCTTGATGTGCTGGAACTCGTCGCGCTTGCCCAGGCCGGGGATGGTGCCTAGCTCGACACCCTGCGCCCGCATGCGCTCGACGTAGGCCGTTTGCTTGGCCTTGCGCTGCGCGTACTGCGTGACCTTCTTGTTGTTGAACACGGTGGGTTCTTTGGTATCCCAGTCGAAAGTGGATCGGCCTCTCATGCTGCTTGCCTCTGTTGAATGAATGTTTCAAGGATGGTGAGGTGTGCTTGCGCGGCCAGCCATTGCGAGATGGCGCGGTTACCGCAGGAAACCTCAAACGCGGCGATGTGCTTGGCAGGCAAGTCCCGCTTTTCCGGCTTGTCGCTCAGGTAGTCGGTTACGTGGCTTGCGTAACACCCCGCCTCTTGCGCTAGGAGCGTCTTAGGCAGGTTTTTGCGGGTACGCATGGACCAGCACAGCCTGACCGCCTCCCGGTAGCTCTGAGAGCCGCTAATCGCGTCATGGCTCACTAGGCGCGGTCCTTCGTAGACGGTGAGCATGGGCAAGGAAAGCTGTGCCATAGGAAACTTTCACTGAATTACCGGTTGGGCGTCATGCGAACAGCCCCGCCTGCGCATGCTGCTGCTCCAACCGGCGGCATGCGTTGTCGAAGTGCTCGCGATCTCGTTCAATCCCGATGAAGCGCCGGCCCAGCTTTGCGCAAGCGTCGCCAGTGGCGCCAGATCCCATGAAGGCATCCAGCACCAGCGCTCCGGGCTTGGTGCTCGCGTTCAGCATGTGCGCCAACAAGGCCAGCGGCTTCTCGCATGGATGCTTGCCTGGGTAGGCTGCCACGGGCTCAAAGTCCCACACGTCAGACCATTGGTCTTTCGGCGTCAGGCTGAACGGCCGCCGCAGGTCTTCGTACTCGCGCCGCAGGTCTTCGTACTCGCGCCGCAGGTGTTCGCCGCAGGCTGCTTTCGCTCGCGCCTGCAGCTTTTCATAGTTCGCCTTGGTCGGCAGCGTCCATTGCACGCGGCTGAACCAGTGTCCCGCCATCTGCGTGCCGGTTGCCTCGTTGGCATCCTTTGAAACAAGCCCTGCACGCTCCCACTCGCCGGCCAGGTAAGCGCGCAGCGGCTCAAACACGAACCCGCGCAACTCGTCGCACTTCGCGGTGTAGCTGGCCTCGCCACGCGCAAAGTTGTCGCTGTTGTAGTGCTCAGCAAATATCACGCGCTCGGTCGTCATAAAGTAGGAGCGCAAAGCCTCTTTCTCGACCTTCTGGTGCCAGCCGGTTGTGGTGCGCCCCGCGCTTCCCTTGCGCCAAACAATGTGCCCCAGCACGTTCAGGCGTTCCCAGGCCACCGCCTCAACGCGCCCGGCCATCTGTGGGCTTGCAAAGACGTAGGCGCTGCCGTTCGGCTTCATGCGGTCGGCCAGCAGCCCAAGGATGCCGCGCATCCAGGCCAAGAACTCGGCGGGCTTGTCCCACTCGTTGTCCCAATAGTCGCCCTTCACCTTGAAATAAGGCGGGTCAGTAATCACGCAGTCCACGGCCGGCAGTGTCGGCAGTACATCGCGGCAGTCTCCGCAGTACAGGGTGGCCTCGCCTATCGTCACTACATCAACCATCGTTGTCCTTGTTCTACCGTCGCGCAAGACGCCCAACACGCCAATCAACCGGACCCGCTACGCGGGCCGGTTATTGGCAACATTATGCGGCAAGCGCGGGTCTTGCCACTCGATGCCGTGCTGCTTCTTGCTGATCCTGATGAACTCCACTTCGTCGT